ACAACAGTAATACCAGTGCCTGTGGTGACAGGAACGGTAGAAGATGAACCACTGTTGTTGTCGTTGCAAATTGTCAAGTCAAAAGACGAGCCAACTTTTGCGCTCGGAACTGCTGCATCAAGCAACGCTGCTGTAGGCAGAGTCACGGTCAATGTAGCGTCCGAGGCTTTTTTACAAACAACCAAACCAACTGCAACTTGAGCAGCAGTCAGCGTAGTGTCACCAGTCAAGGTAGTTGGAATGGTTTGAACACTCAATACCGCTTCAGTCAGATTGCCGCTATTGACTTGATAGCCGCCGGAACCATTTGGGAGAGCCATGATAATTTCCTTAAAAAATGTTGTGAAATGAAGCCCCCGAGGGGGCATTCAATTTAGCCCCAAAGACGGCAAGCCATCTGTGGGCGAATGGTGCTAAAACCATACAAAACGTCAATACGGCAAGGCAGACGGTCGTTGTTGATGTCGTACTGACGAACCACACGCAAGCTGATGCCGTTGTGGTTTGCACGAGCAGCCATGTCCACGCCTTGGGGCAGGAGCAAGTCAGCAGTAGCAAATGTGATCGCATCTTTGTGATAGATCAAGTTCTGTGGGTACGCAGTCGATGCAGAACCAATGAAGGTCACGGCAGCGTTGTCAGCAGGGAAGCTGTCAACAGTAGCCAAGGCGCTTGCGCTGGTGTAGATCGCAGGGCTGATGGCCATGTTCACCATGTCAGCAGTGGCAGCGGCTTGTGCAACGGTCACAACGAATTGCTGCAATGAACCAGTTGACTCACGAGTTTGTGGGTTAACTGCGTACACGCCAGCGATTGTGAATACGTCACCGGCAGTCACTGTGGTGTTGCTGCTAAAGCCGTCCAAAGTGATAGTCGATTGGCCTTGGGTGCTGACAGCGCCATTGACAAGGATCGTACCAGCACGGGAGCCGGTAGTGTGAACCTTGATGGACTGGCTCATGTTGACTTCATCAAAGCCCAAAACACCAGTGCCCATCATGCCGTTTTTGAATTGGCGGGAAACAGTGTCAGTAGGATTGAACAAGCCCTTCATGCCTTCAACCAAACCAGCGTTAGCGGCTGGGTTGACGGTGGCGTAGCGGGGAGACATCACGGCTGCGTTTTCGTTCAGTTTTTGCTGCGCTTGCAACAGAACCAAAGAAGTCGCAGGCACAGTGCCAGGCGTGCCAACGGAAGCATAAATGTTCTTGTACGCATTGGCTACGTCAGCATCGATAGACGATGCCAATTGGCTAATACGGGGTTTCAGAACACGGTCAGCAAAGTCGTCCAATTGCATGGTCAGTTCAGCAGAGGTGAAGTTAACACCAATGTGCTTCTGGCTGGCAACGGTCAAAGTTGTGTACTGCTCGTTGTCGTCTTGCGTTTGCAAGGCAGCACCGTCAGTTACCAAGGCGCGGTCGGGCAAGCGAATACGCAGGGTCGAACCAATCTTAGCACCTTCAACAGCAAAGCTGTCGTCGTACTGACGGTTCACGTTACGGGTGATCACCAGGTTGTTCTCTAAGCATTATGTTCGCCTGAGTTCGTTAATCTCAGACCGCCCTTTCGGGCTGCTGCATGTCACCATGCAGAGCAGACTATCTCTTCATCCTCTTGCGAGGAGCTGTGCGCTTCCAGCCACTTGGCTGTACTCCCTTTCGGGATAGTCGTTACACCTTCCGCTGGTGAGGGCAAACGCCACCGTTTTTGTGTTTGCCAATTTGACAATTCATGCAAAGAACTTGGAATCCATCAGGAAACTTGTTCTTGATGAGCCACTGATAAAAGCCAGTTCCGCTTCCACGGTACAACTTAGCTTTTCTCATCGCAGCACCATCATTGTTTACATGGTCTATTGACAAAAACATTCGTTCAATCTCGTTGCAACAGTTGCATCTGTAACCGCCATAGGCGCCATACACTGCTTCTCGTTGTCGGTCTTGATTGCGTTTGGTTTTTGCGGATTCAGTTGCGCGGATTGCCGCAACTTCTTCTGGTGTTCCATTCGCTATCTTCCGATTGCGCCATTCGCGGGATTGTTCGCGGGATTTCTCCCTATTTGCTTCCCGCCAATCTTGCATACGTTGATTGACTTTTTCTCGGTTACGTTTTCGGTATCTGGCAGCAGCTTCACGATTTTTAGTTCGCGTTGCATCGTCAATTACCACTTCACTTTTGGCTTGGCTCGGTATTTTCATGTAATCATTCTACATGATGTCCACCGAATTCACACAGTTTTTCTTAATGATTACTCATTAAGGAGACCTTAATTAATCTCAAGAGCCTTCCTTGTGATCATGTCAATCGTTAAAATCGAATTACTCATGATAAATTCCTTAAAAAAAATGTTAGCGGATAGCTCGTGCCTGCAACGCTTTCATCTGCCTTGCTCTATCGGCTTCAATCCACTGACTGGTGGTCATGGTCTTGATAGACCGTGGGTCAGTCGTGTCATGGGCCGGTGATCCAGTGGACCTAGCTGTGACAGGAGAAATCGGCGCTGGCGCTGATGTAGTTCTCTTTGTCGGTGGGTCTGATGCTAATTTAGCCTCAATCCTTCCGATCTCTTTGGCCTGACTCAGGGGCGACATCCGTGAGATACGGTCTGCTTCCTTTGGATTTGTGCCGAGAAAGTAAGCTAACTCTGGCCCAATGTCCGAGGATTGGATCGTTTCTGCCATCACGTTTGTAATGGGGAGTTTGGGGTTGTACGCAACTTGTTCAAAGTCCTCGTACTTGCTCCGCGCTTCCTCTTCACGCTCGTGATAGCTTTCAAGAACCTGACTCTGCTGCTTGGCTGCTTCACGCTGGGCAATCAGTTGTTCTGCCTTCTGGTAGGCCAATGCGTCTGCATAGGCTTCAGTTGACTCAAACTGATCCGGCTGTTGGGCCGGTGCTGCTCGTAGCGTTTGCATTTCTGCCGCTTTTGCCGCTGATTCTCTTTCCCACTTTCGCTGCTCTCTTGCGAGGCGCTTACCAATGGCTGCATCCAAGTCTTCTTGTGAGAAGGTTTTGGTCGCTTCTACTGGCACTTCCGGCGTTTGAACTTCAGTCTCAGGCGCAGCCGTTGCAACTTGATCTGGCACGGGTAGTGATTCCGCTAGTACTTCTTCAGTCATTTTGAACCTATAAAGATTCCCTGGTCATTGGGCCAGTACATTTAATATATCACTTTTCTGCTAGTGCTGTGGTAGTTATTTCACGCAAAATTAACATTAAAACAGGCCACAGCATCACGATGTAAGCCCGGTACTCGGTAGGCAGGAATTGACCGATAAAGCCGCTGTTGGCCTCAATCACGGTCAGCAAAGCACCTACTAGAGCAACCCAGTAGGTTTTGCTTTTAAAGCGTTGGAGTATTGCGTTCATTTTGAGCAGCAACGTAAGCAGCAACAACTTCGGCAGTGTGGATAGATGCGGCAATAGCCTGCACTTTGGCATCTTCAGCACTTACGTCAGCACCGGGCGCTACAACGTGGCGGTGGAACTTACTGCTGATTTCAACGCCGTCTTCTTTGATAGCGGTTTTGGTGCGAACTTGAATGGAGCCGTTTTCAATGACTTCAATCAAATCAACGAATGTTACTTTTTCAAAAGACATGATAATTTCCTTTTAATTTGTGTAATAAAAAAATGAAAGCTGATAACCGCCAGAAGTTTGTAGGGCATAAGCAGCATCCGAGCCAGTAACTGTATTATGCGTAAGCATAGTTATAAGTGCGTTGGTTGGCCCAATATAATTAGTATTTATATTACTTGCAGCGAGGGCTGTATTTATGTTTGCATAAACAGGCACATATAGCGCTGTCGCTATTGAAGTGAAAGGCAACCCTGTTATCAATTGGTTTCCGGTTCCAGTGTGTGCGCTCCATGCAACATAACAAATGCAGGTAACTAAATTTCCAATTTTTGTGTAGTTACCATTTTGTACGCTGTATGTTCCTGTACCTGCCGAAGACGTTCCTTCTATAACTGGTGTCCAAGTACCTTCTTCATAGTCGTCCAGCAACTCGCTTGTGCCTGTGCCTGGTGTGGCAGAGAAGTCAATTCCAAAACCACTTGCAGGAATTACATTGCCCGACAATTTAATATTGCCTACAACATCTAATTTTTCAGCAGGACTAACTGTGCCAACACCTATACGGCTATTTGTTGCATCGGTGTAAAACAAATTGGCATCTGTATCGCCTTCAATCCGCACGTTAAATACTGCACCGATATCGTTAATCACAAGATTGGTTGTGCCAATAATCATCTTTTCAGTTAACGCACCAGCAGTTGCGGTCTCAAAATGAAGTTGACCCTGTTCAGCAGTAGATGTTGGGCTAAGAATAGAAGCGTGAATTACACCGTAGGCTTGTTTGTTGCCTGCTGAATCTTCACCATTAAACTCAATTTCGCCCAATGTGTCAGAGGCCGCTGGAGTTGCTGAATCTCTGTACAGATCAATTAATGGGGCGGCTGTTGCACCAGCATCAGTTGAAGTTAGGGTTACGCCCAAAGCCTCAAAAGTACGACCCGCAGTTAAATTAGCAACAGACACTTTGACTGTTGCGCTACTTTGAACAATAGGCAGCACCTCAGTGCCAGCCAAAGGCGTTGTTGCACTTGTAAGAGCAGAGATTTTTTTATCAGCCATAATAATTCCTTAAAGATTGCCTTCAGATACCCAAGTTCCCGGCGAGCCTGCAACCGTACAAACCCATGCTTTTGGTTGCCCCACCGTTGGAACGGAGTTAATGGCCCGATCACCAACTATCCACGGGTCTGTTCCACCTGAGGGATCAGCCGACGCATAATACAGTTTGTTTGGTGACGTTGCCACCGCAAACAAAGGCGTAGAGGATGCTATGTTATTTGTGTTAGTTATAAAAACTAAGTTAGTAAAAAACCCATTCAATCCAGTTGTATTGAGCGAG